GTTGATTCTTTCGAGGTTCAATCTTATCGTTTTCAACGACCTCTGTATCAACGTTAAGTGCTTCCTCGATAGAATCAAAATTTTTCATAACTCTCCTATACGTCTATTCCTTGAGATGGACTTGATGTTTTACCGTCAGCAAAGAATGATGTCATTTCATCAAATCCAAAGTCATCACCAAACTCAATTGCTGCATTATCAGCAGCACTTAGAACACCAATACTCGAATTGTGTTCATGTTTGGCAGCAATTGTATTATCGTATGCACGATATACAGTTACATTTTGACCACTGATACTTCGGATAAACATAATCTCAGTATCAATGATGATTCTTTGATTTGCAGCGAGGTCAGTAGTCGCACTAACTTTGAATGTTGTGACCTTTTCAGATATTGCACCATCAATAACTGTTGCTGTATCGTCATCATAATTTTTCTTCGCAGTTGGTGTTGCACTATATCTAATACTACGTCTTGCAGTTTTAGTATTTGTACTAGCATAGTAATCAACATCAACCTTCTTAATAAGACCTTCTGGGTTATCTGCAACAGGGCCAAATAAGTATGTTTTTGCAGTGAAAGATAAAGTGTAAACAATCACTCTGCGACTATCAAATCCACCTTCATATTGATCACTATAATTAATACTCTCTAATACAATCGGAATATCTTTTTTCTCACCAATTGAACTTATTAAATTTACAGTAATATTAAATGATGGTTGAAAGTAAGGAATAATTTGTTCCAGTATTTGTAGAGCATCATCACTTAATTTAGCCATGACACTAAGTTCAAATCCAACATTATAAGGAACTGGCATATAAACTTTCTTTGCGTTTGTTCCATTTCTTGTGAGAAACGTTTGTGCAATTCCAGTCTTACGAGTTGGATCATACTGTAGTCCTTGCATCTCAAAAGATAATCTAGGAAGAGTTATTGCTGTTTCTCTATCTAAATCTGGTTGTTGTTGAATTCTTGCCAAAAATTTCTGCATTGGCCCATAAGCCAATGGCACTTTCAAGACACTAAAAGTTGTCCCACTCGCATCTTTGTGTCGAATGTTGATATTATTAAAGAGAGTACCGAAACCGATAACTGTCTTTCTTAATATCTCATGATAGAAATAAGTACCTAACATATCAAAGCTTTCTAACTATTTAGAATGTTCCGAACGGATTGCCCTCAGAGAAGTCCAAAATGGCATCAGCCTCGGTCTCAAAGTCTGCATTATCATTATATTGATCAGCAGTGTATTCTGAATTCGGATAACTATTTGGTGTGTCATAATCAACAGATAATATGACATACTCTGCACCAGATTCAAGACCCTTAATTTTTTCTCCAACTTGAAATTCCATTGCAGTGAGCATACTAACATCAAGAGTTCTAGACCCTGCATCCCATACTTTAACTCTTGCAGTTTCAGCAGAACTTGAAGAAACTTGAACTATTTCATTAAAGATATAATTACCATCTCCGATAGTAGTAGCAGCACCAATCGTAATTGTTGGTGCAACGGTATATCCAGCACCAGCATTACTAATTCTGATTGATCTAATTGTTCCACCAACCATGACTGCTTCAGCAGTTGCATCTGTTCCTCCTGATGGTGCGGTAGTGATTGCAACATTTGGTGTTGTGGTGTAACCTGATCCACCAGATGTAATTGTAACGATACCTACAGAACCTAGAGATGTGATGCCAGCGGTTGCTATACCAGCGCCTGGCACGGTTACGGTGGGTATTCCGATATATCCACTGCCAGGATTGATTAAAAGAATTCTGTCAATAGATTTTGCAGTTCCAATGCCAGATCGAGATGTCATGATTGCAACAGCTGTCGCATCCACGCCAGGTGATGTGCTAATTGAAACAGTTGGTGCAGCGACATATCCATAACCATCATTCTGTAAGAATATCTGTTGAACAGCTCCAAAGTTAAGAGTTGTATTCGCAGTTGCGAGACTACCAATGCCTGATAAAACTAATCTTGCAATATAACCCTCTGTTTGAACAACTTCATCAATCGCATTTACATTTGTATCAATGACCTCATCTTCATATTCAAAGAGTTCGCACTGTAATTGATAAACGTAGTTTTTTTGTAACTGATAGAATGGCCTTTCATGTTCAACAAACTTAATCTCAAACATTCTTTTTCCCAATGGAAAAAATATTAAATCTCCTTCCTTTGGTCTATTAGACAAAGTATAGTCATCATCTTGTTCTAAAAATGGTGCGACTGCTTCTTCAAATCTTTCTTTTGATATTACAAATGTTGCCTCATCAGTAACTCTTACGCCAAACTTTGTAAGTATATCACCCTGTCCAGCATATCCGTCAATGTTCATTAGGTATGCTTCAAGGGGAAATGCTTGATCAAATCGAGATTCAGTTACCTCTTTCATAATCGTTCTAGAAGTAACTAACTTTCGAGGAATATAATGACACTCAATGCCATACATCCTTAGTTGTTCGTTAACTAAGTCTTGAACTAAACCTTGTTCTCCTTTAGAACCCTGTAGAAAAAACGGATTTAACATTATCCAATCATATCAAGTGGTGGCATTTCATAATCACTTGCCATCTTAGCTCTAATCTCTGCTAATTCTGCAACACCGTCATCATAAATTTGACGACCATTTAATTGAATACCGCCAGGCAATTGAACTCCTTGAAACTTAATTAGATTTTGTCCCCATTGTCTTTTACATAACGCTGTAAAATATCTTTTTAAAAACTGATCGTTATATACTTTTGTAAAATCATCTGGATCTAATATTCGGAAACAATCGATTACAAAATAATCATCCTTGTTTATTTGTGCCCAATCAACATCGATGTAAAGACGATCCTGACGAATGTTAAATCTGTATCTTACGTCTGGGTTTAATAAGAAAGTAATGTCCTCAAGTTTAGTTTGAACCATTGCATATTGAAGAAGATCAATAGATCCAAAAGCATATAAGTCATTCAAGAACAACTGATAACGAATATTAAATAAACCGTCATAAACAGTATCTGATCTAACTTTAAATATTTGATTAACTCCAATCACAGATGGAGGCATTTGTATGTAATTATTATTTTCCTCTATATTGAAAGTTGTAGATAATCCAACAGTTGAAGTAGTGGTTGTTGTCGTAATTCCTAGAGTTGAATCTCCTCCTCTCGCTTGTCCTCTATCAATATCATCCTGTGTAATTTTGTATTTCAAGTACATTCTTGCGATACCATCATAATGTCTCTCTTGATATATTTGGATAGCATCGTCTAACAGATCTTGAAACTGTTCATCTGCAACGTTAATCTCTAAGACAGGGAATCCAAGCTGTCTCTTTGCGTAATCTATTAAACCTTCTCTCGAACTTGGTTGAGCCATTCTTCACCTCTAAGTTGAAATACCTGTTCTTACAAGCACATTACCCTCTATAATTTTAAAGAAGGTTGAACCAGAACTTACATTGACATCATACAGATATCTACCTTCAGATAAACTTCTAGTCACAGTTGAACCCATTGATAGAGTTACTTTTCCATCTGTGTCTCCAAGTGTTACACCAAAAGTATTTGCAGCTCCAATCGCAGACTTTTTCATATTACTTCTTCCAGTATAGTTAGAAAAATCTATACTCGAACCAGCAGAAGTTCTAATCGTAAAAGTAGTGTTAAAATCAGCACCAGAAAATATGGTAAGATTTACACCCATTGGAACGGCTACATCTGGATCAAACGTGATTACCTGTTGTGCCATTTTTCTAATTATTTAGTTTTTGAACAAGAGTAGATAGAAGATCTTTAATTTCCCCTAATTCACCTTTGACATTATTAAGATCCTCTTTCATTTTATCTAATTCCAAATTTTTATTTTCTGCATCTTTCTTACGTTTCATATACGCAAGATATGCTTTTTTATCTCTATTGATAATAGCTGTGGATTCTGAATCTCGATATAATCCAGAACTGCCTTCAACTGGAGTGTAATTTGACATTATGCAAATGCAATTCCTCTAAGTTCTTTAATCTTTGGTGGTTTTGCTTGGTTATTACCAACCATCACAACTTTGATTTGGAATTTAGTAAATGATGGTATTGTTCTAGAGTTAAAAGTATATTCTCTAAACTCATTTCCAATACTAGGAGGAACATTTTGGTCTGGTTCTCCAGTATTATTTGATGGATTAATTACTTTTTCAAATTGATCAACGTTTGAGAAGCCTGGGAAAGGTTCAAAGTCACGATTGAATGTACTCTCTGAAGAACCTTCTTCCATTGTTTTATAAAATGCTCTAATTTCAGATCCCTCAGTTCTATAAGCAGAAAACTCTAATAGTATTGAAGTCGCTGGATTTTCTAATTTAACCATATTTGAAATGTAAGTCGCAGTGTTAGGATCCTCACCAGTGACCTTTGTTCTCTTCATAAAGTTATTATCACCAAAATCACCAGAGCTTAATCTATTTGATGTCAAAACTGTTGATATTCTATCGCAATCTATTAACGGCGAAACATTTTCATTGTCAGAGGACATTACAACCTCAAACAACATAGATTTTCCAGCAGGCATGATGTCTGCTAAGTTTGCGTCTGCATTGATCTTGGATGCAATCAAACGAGGAGTCTCAAAATGGTTCATATCATTTAGTGTGATATCTTCAAATCCTTGATCAACAAATGATTCTTCAGATCCACCAACACTAGTCGCAGAAATTGTCCTAACTTTAGCGGATACTGATGTGCCAGGAGGAGTTATGGTAGATACGTTAGGTGTTAGAGTCTCGTATTGTAAATTTCGAGTTACTCTTACTGTGGATCCACCATCTGTTTTTGTTTCATTAAAGAATTTTGCTGGAAGACTACCACTACCAGTTCTATCTGCGCCTGGTGATACGTCATTTAAACCTTTACCAGATCCCATGTTGACTTTAATCGTATAACTATCAAGACCAATTGGATGTTTTGTCGTATCAACATCATTAAAGTTATGGAAAGCGTTAATTCTTCTTAAATTAACACCATTCATTTCATATTTTTGAATTTGAGCTCCAACGTTATATGATTTTTTAGGTGAATTTTGTCCACTGCCTGAGGCATTCATAAAGAATTGAGGCCCAAGTCCCCTAGTTGTAATTCCAGTTATTTGACCATTTCCAGCACCTGTATATGACACGAGTTCAGATCCATTAATTAACGCATATCCGAAGTTAGTTGTTCCAACTCCAACACCCTCAAAAGTTTCAAAACTAGATGAATCAACAACCGATATATTTGCCAAAGATGATTGACTGTAATCTGCACTTAATGTAGTGATTGGAGTATCTGGTTTAATACCTTTAATGGATACACGATTACTTGCATTATGCATACCATGAGCTCTATGATTGACCTTAAAGTGTAATCCATCAGATATTGGATCAACTTCAAATGTTGAAACTGTAGCATTACTTCCAACACCATTTCCACCATCTATTGCAACCACGTCTGTTCCATTAGTAAATGTAATTGTACCAACACCAATGTTGAATGTTCCTTGAACATTATCAACTAATAAAGTGCTTGAGGTTGTAACCACACCAATTGCAATAATGTCTCCACTTCCATTTCCTTTACCGATTGTTCCAAGCCCAACAGTGTCACCAACAATATAATTATTTCCACCACTAGTAAATGTTACAGCACCAACCACACCATTTAAGATGGTAACATCTGCGACTGCACCACTTCCAGATCCAGTTAATGTAACTGTTGGAATATTAGTATATGTCTTAATACCTACAGATGGAGTATATCCTACGCCAGGATTAATAATTGAAATGTCGTTTGATCCATTAATTGTTGCGATACCAGCAAGTCCTAATAATGTTGCAGACGCACCTTCATTTCCAGCTTGTTTTATGGTTACGCCAGGTTTTAATCCAGTTATGAAGTCACTTTGATCTGCTACTGGTAATGTCTTTCCAAGACCAACAGTTGCTTTTCTTGATAAAAATTCAACAGAATTTTTTGGTAAATTTTTAATTGTATCATTTGCGACAGATATTTCTGGATTAAAGAATCTAGCAGTACCAGTTGTTTGAGTATTAAATTTAGCCTTACGAAGAATGAACTTCATATCTTCTAATTGACTTGGATCCCAAGTTGTACCGTTTTGAGACTTAAATAAAGATCCTAAGTATGGTTGTTGACTGATTAACACTTGTTCACTATCTGGCAAATTAGCAGTTGAAATATCAACTTCGCCCATTCTTGAAATCCAAGCGGTATAGTTTTCAGATGGTGTAACGAGAACGATTGCATATTCTTGTTCTCCCTCAACATAAACAGGTGAATCAAATGTAAATGTAGTTCCTATTGTTCCATCTTCTGATGTGTTAACCTCAGCTGGATCTTTTGAAACAACACTAAATGGTAAAATCTTAGATGTTGGAAGACCAGTTTGAACTGTTCTTAATTGAATTGTAACTGGGATAGTATCATCCTTATCTCTAAAGAATACAGTCACAGATGTTAAGAAGACTCCAGATGTATCATCAACTCTAAATGTTTGTGCGAGTGGATCATAGTATTGAATACCTGTCAGTTCCGACTCCTCAGGCCCTACTTTTCTAGATATAGTTTCATTTAAAACTCTTTGATCTTGAATTGTAAGTTTTTTGACTTGAGGAACTTTTGTGCTCAATACAGTTTCTTGAACTGTATTTAATGTTCCTTGTGCATAGAAGTTTGCCTCTGCGTGACTCTTAACAACACCTTGAACTTGTGAGTTTGTTGAACTAGTTGTTAATCTAAAAGTTTTTGTTCCAGATTCAAATTTAGGGACACTTGTAAACTTAGGATCGGGAATACCTAAAACAAGTTTTATAGATCCAAGAGCATCTGTAACATATTTTATTTCTTGAACAATAGCTTCAGCACCACTTTGTTGTCCAACTAGTTTCATTCCTTTTTTAACTCTTCCCATAAATTCATCATCAACCATATTCACCAAAGCAAATGTGTCTATGTTAAGTAAAGTTGAAGATGAAGAGTATGCAGTAGCGATACCAACACCAGTTTGATATGGATTTGTTTGATAAACTCTTGTTGGTGCATTATAAGGCCCTTCTCTATGGTTTGGAGAAGCTAATCTAAATACAATCTCTTCTACAGCACCCTCTTTAAATAATGGATGGAATGTTGCTCCTGTGTCAGGATCAATTTGTCCAAAATCAAGAGATCCTTCGACAGTTTCACCAACTAAGAAAACTCCGCTCTGCATGCTAATTTCAATTAGTTTTGGTGAACAAAAATCAGCCATGCTTTGTCCATCAAAGTATGGATAAAAACGAGTTCTTGGTTTTAAACCATGAGCGTCAACTTCAATTTGTCTCTTTCTCATGAAAGGTATTTTATCGGCACTAACTATCTTTTCACCAATAACTTCTTCTGTAGTTGTTGAAGTTACTTGATATTGAATTCCTTCTTTTGATTGATTAGTTGTGATCTCAATATCTTCATATTTTTGTTTTGTTGTTAGAGTTGCATCTGTAATTACACCAGCACCTTTTGGAAGCCATTTTCCATTAAGTTCTAGAACCTTTCCGTAGTTTGGAATATGTTCAAGATTTAATTTAGCACCAGCGATTTGTAATGAATCTGGATGAACTTTATCAAACTTCTGTGTTGAGACTGTTTCGCTCCAACCACCAGTTACCACTTCACCAACCCAATCAGTCTGCCAAGCACCCCATTCTATTTCACTAAATCCAGTGTCTGCATCAATACCATGTTTTAAAAGTGCTAAATCATATTGACTAGTATCAAATATAACTGCCGCATCAATCTTTTTAGTGTCCATCCAAGTATCAGAGTCTGGAAATAGTTTCATATCTCCATCATAATACGCTATCAAGAATGGGTTAACATTCTCAATTCTTGATGAATACACTTGCTCTAACATTACAACTTCTTCATAATCAAGAGTTATTGTATTTCTTGTTTTTCTATTATTAGTTCCTGATATGTCATTCGCAAATAGTAAATCAACGCCAGGATCTTTTGCAACACCTTCCAATCCAAATTTAGATTTAGAAGCAGGGACTAAATCAATACATGTTGTAAAATGGCCAGGTCTTAAGTAACCATTCTTAAGGTCTGTACTTGCACTAAAATCAGGATGTCCGATTTGATGTCCAGAGTGTTTTTTGAAATTATCAACAAAGAAACCACACTTAAATCGATTTAAACCATTTGCGTCTGTAACGTTAAGTGTACTAGTTTCTAGTTCAAGTAAAGATAATCTTGCATAATATTCAACGTTCTCAATTCTTTTCTCAAGTCTTCCTATGTCAGCCATAGTAAAACGTTTATGTTTTGTCCTTATAAACTGAGCTTGTGATACGTTACTTAAATATGGTGTATATACAAATTTTGCAACCTCCATCGCATCACCAATCGCTTGAGGTTCTTGTGGACTTTCAGATGGAACACCTTGAAGATATACAAAATCACCAGTTTTATCAATAAACAATCTATCCTTTCTTCCGAGATAATAATTGTAATTAACAATTAAATTTTCTTCAGATACTAATGGATTTAAAGATCCATCACCTGTGGTTGTAAATTGTCTAGAACTATGAGTAAATGGAGATGATGTGCTACTTGATGGATCATAATTTACAACTCTTGGTCTTAAATCAATTAAATCCGTTACTAACTGTCTATAACTTGGATCAGTTGGGATTAATGGTCTAGTGCCAGTTGGATAACTGGATGCGTTATAAAAATCTCCTGTATCAGATTCTTCTACAAAGAAGTTTTTAAATACAATTTTTAATTTTTTCTCAGGAGCAGAAAAAGTTTTATCTCTTTCAATAAATGAATAATCATAAAATGTTGGTTTTTGTCCAGTGTTTAATTTATAAAAATCAGTAATATCTCTATCACCAGCTGTAATCGCAGATACGACAGCAGTAATTCCAGATTTTTCTCCTCTGACAGTTTCACCTATTTCAAAGTCTTTTTCATTTAAATTTACAATCCCAACATCAGTTGTTCCTGTTTTTTCAATAACTGATACAACAGCGTTACTAATCAATCCTGTTAGTTTTTCTCCAACTATTAAGTCAGAATTATTGGAACTTGGCCCAGAAAAACCACTTAAAACTAATGAAGGTAAATCGGGTTCAGATGTGTCATTTGATTCAAAAACTCCTAATAATTGTGCAGCATCTGGTACATTCAAAGATATTTTTTCATCTTGAACTCTTGTTCCATAAGCATTACTGAACGATAGTCCATCATTAGATGTTGTTGTTCCAATGCCTGCTGATGTTAATGTTGATCGATCTACGATTAAAACATTTGCTTCGTTTAATTTTTTCTGTTTATTAGTTACTTTTGATTTTAAAACAGTTGCAAAAAGATTTGCTTTTACATCTGTTTGACTTAACGCAACAAAAGTAACTGTTTTACTATCATTCGCAATTTCAACCTGATCAGCAGTTAATGGTTCTATTACTCCATTTTCATATGATATAAAATATCTCTCTTCATCAAATGGTTGGAAGAATAAGTCTTTACCAGCATTTGGTGAAGTAAAGGAATTTTGAGATACAGAAATATCAGTATATTGTTTTCTAATTTGAATAGTCGTATTTGTTACGTCAATACTTTCAACATAAGTATTATCTAAAGGTGTCAAAAGACTATTTTCACCTAAAGTAAATGATGGTTTTCTAATCTGTAAATCATTTACATCAAGAGTGGTTGCAGAACTACCATCATGAACACCACCACCACAAACACCAGTTACAGTTGGGATACCAACAACTTGAATTTCACTTCCCTCAGTTGAAACTCCTACGATACGATTAAAACGAGGAGTGGTTTCGCCAGGCACTGTGTAACTAACAATATTGTTTGAGGTTATGATACCAGCAAAGTTTTTACCAGCTGCTTTGATTACACCACCATTTCCTACTCCCAACGATGTGTGGCCTGGAACAACAGCATTAGTTAATTGAAAATTACCAGAAATAATATTTGTAAGTTTTTGTCCCTTATCGAGAACAACATCTGCTGAAAAAGTTGAAACACCAACTGCACTCTCCACAGATGCTACGTCATCAAATCCAAAAGTATCAACTTTGCTAATTGTTCTTCCATTTGCAATTCCATTAATTAAAATAGATTCATTCTTTAAAAACTTTCCACTCACATCAACAAGACTAAAATCTGTAACATTTGTTCCAGAAACTCTTACATAACCTGTTGCACCACTTCTGACACCTTGAATTCTATCTGAAGATGATAAAGAAGTTATAGCAGTCCCTACTTTGATATCAGTGAATGTTTTAACATCAAATAAACGAAGTTCATATTGAGTAGTTGCATTTACAAAACTTCCAGATTGAGCTTTAAAATCATACAATCTTGCAAGTCCAATCTCAGATCCACTATTTCCTTTTCTTCTTGATAGTAAAGAAACAGTTGCAGTAGTTCCAATTCCTAAACTTGGTGATCCAGAAATATTATTAACAAAAAGTGGATTTCCTGTTGAATATGTGACAGCCTCTTGTTTTACTTCTCTTGTAGATCTTGGTTTTGGAACATCAAGGAACGTTGGAGATATTTTTTCTAATCTATATCCTTTTACATAAGCTGTTCCTGGCGATATTTTAACTGTTATTAAATCATCAGAAGGAGTGTTGCCCTGCGCTGTTAATTGTTCTGAGGTGTAAATTCCATCACTTCCGATTCCATCATCTAAACTCTCCCTTATATGAACTCCGAAGGGAACAACATAATAATTACCAGATTCATCAAATGTTCTTTTCGCTAAGGTATCATTAATTAAATTATATTGTGTATCTGAAACAAATGTTTGTAAATTACCCTGTTCTATTCTCGCTATCTCTATAAAGTTCTGATCATTAAAATCATCTAAATTTTTCTTTTCTAAGTTGATAGACATTTGAAATCTATCAGCGCCTGGAGCAGCAAAGTTTGTATATCCAGATGCATTGTCATTTAAAGATGGATCCTCATCAGCAGTTACAAATCTTTCATCAATATTAAATCCAACTCTATATGATGGTTTATCCCCATACTGATCTAATATGATCGTTTCACTTTGAACTTGTGCAAAAGTTCCACGAAGAAAATAAACACCCTCTCCCACAGAGAAAGCAGAACCAAGAGCAGCAGATCCGTCAACTAATGTATTTGCAAATGGTTCATTCGCAGCAATCACAGTTACACCGTAAACAATATCTTGAGTAGTTAATAAACTTTCACCATCTTGAAAAACTGATGATTGAAAATCTGTGCCAGATTGTTCATATTTAATATATAACGTTAAATTACCTCTATCAGAGTCTTCTTGTTTTAAACATTTTCTAATAGTCGCAGTAACGCCAGATATAGATCCAGTGATTCTAACGCCTACAAGTTGATCAATGTATAATTCTACTGGAATCCCTAGAAAACTACTTTCAATTTGAACACATGAATAATTATTATCATAAGTTACGTTGCCTGGAATTACTTTAGCGCCTTCTTTGAAAAAATGAGTTCCAAATTGTTCAATCTGATTTTGTAATATGGACTGCAATCCAGTCAATTCTCGTGCCTGAACAGGAGAGCCTGGTTTAAAAAGAACTCTGTAAAAATTTTTATTTTTATCAAAATCGTCAAAATATGGATTGACGTTTAGATTGGTTTCCTGTGGCATGATTTTTTAAAATTCCAGTACGATCTTGATGTCTTCTTTTTGCTGTGAACTGCGAGTAACAGCAGCTCTGTTATCAACGTAAATGATATCACCGCTATATTTTTTCACCTCTGGGTTAGCAACACCTTTTACAAAACTCATCCCTAAGTTATAAGTCCTACTATTTATTGAGGTAGATAGGCCAGGTTGTAGAGAGGTTCCGAAATTGGTATCTATATTTAGATTACTTGTTCCCCCAAATATAGTTGTTCCAGCACCTGTAGCGGGATCAGCACTAAATCTGAATAACTCATAACCATAAGAGGGAATTGATCCGTCAGTAGATATTGCAAGTCTACGATCTTGCCAATATTTAAGAACTCCAGTTGTAGCATCATAATTAATCACACGACCAACAGCAGTTGATCCAATACCTATCTCTTGAGTTACTTCAGAGTCAGCTGTAAATGTTGTAGTTGTTGAACCAGCGCCAATAAGTTTTAATGCATAAACAGCACTCGCTTTTTGAAGTGTGAGTTTATTATCAGATCCAAAAGCAAGAGGATCACGACATAATCCAACACGAGAGAATTGGTTTCCTGTGATGAAATCTGGGTTTGATGTATCGTTTTCTAAACGAGAATATATTAAAACACGATTTGCACCTAATTCACGATAAACATCAGCACCATGACCATCTTGAGGTGGGATAATCACATTAAACGCAGCATCAGTCGATCCTGATGGATTTGTTAAACCAACAGCATTTAAATCAACAGTTCCAAATGTATAGTTAGATCCACCATTAGTTATCTCAACAGAATCCATTTTACCAGCAGCGTTAACCACAACGGAACATCTACCACCACTTCCATCTCCCTTGATAGGGACATTATTGTAAGTTGCAGCAGTTCCGTAACCAACGCCACGATTTGTAATAGTAATAATCTTCAGTTGTCCACTAGTCGTAGCATTATTTCTAACCGCAGCCACATCATTATTAGTTGACCAATTTTGTGGTAGAGGTATAAAACTTGTTGAGTCAAATTTAATTATGCTATTTGGATCAATGGTAAATAAATATTTCCAAATGTATCCGTCTCCAGATGCACCAGCAGATCTTGGTTCTAAATCTGTGAACAGTGGTTCATCAAGAGATGGTCTTCCTGATGTGTTTTCTGGATTTGTTCCATTCTGTAAGCAAACATAAACACGAAAGTTTTGATTCATTACATAATAATTTGTATCATACAGATTAGTAGAACTAGTCTGTGGTGATAGGTTTGATCGAGAATAATCATCTCGATACATCTCATATGTTGTACCTGATGACCAAGTTATCTTTCTTACAACTCTTGCAATATCATCTGAATTTAACTTCTTAAGAGCAATCATTGTATCCCAATAATCATTCTCTTCACTAAAAGAATCTTTAGGTGCTGGTGGATTTTCACTCCAATCCGATTGAAAATCTGATGGGTTAGGAAGACCAATCCACGCATAATAACTGTTCGTAGTTGAAGCTATCCCCGCTACAAAATTCTCAGAGTTTAATATTCGCAGTTGATCAGTTATAATTGCTGACATTTTATCAA